AAGCACCTCATTCAAAATTACCGTTAAAAATACATGTACCACACCCGCCACGGGCCCCTTCAGTACAAACATCACAGCGGTCTACTTTTTTACGAGGTTGTTCTTTGATGTGCAGCCTTGGCTCCCCGTCTTTTGGCTCCGGCCATGAGCGCTGCTTGTTTACCGCCAGCTTATCGATCATCGCTTGGGTAATCTGCTCATCTGTAATACCTGCACGGCGCTGGGCGTCCCACAGCAGGAACTGCATATCAGCCCACTCCGACAGGTCGCCAGGCTCGGCAGCGGCTTCCAGTGCTTCTTTTCTGAGGTGCTTCAGCGGGCCAACCGGGCCGACATTACCGAATGTTGCCTGTGACCACTCTGCGTGCTCGCGGCGTACCTGCTCTCGGTCCTTTGCTGGTTGCGCTGGCGGATAATTTGCCAGCATCCAACTAATGACGTAGTCGGCCTTGAACCGCTCAACCGGAAATCCTTCATTCCAGTCACGGAAGTGATAGATAACTTTTGCCAGCTCTGGTTGAAGCGCCACCGGCTCGCTGTCGGCCTTGCGGCGTTCCTGTAGCTCACGCAACGCAGCTGCAACATAGTGGCTTTTATGCTCATCAGCCCATCGAATTAAACGAATGAGTGTCGCGTTTGAAATTTGCGCGTCTGTTAACTGGTTATTGGTCATTTATTCAGCCCTCACGCTGTTAGCATGGCAATAATGCTCATCATTTGGGCGGGTAGACGTTACACCACAGCGCGGACATGGTTCAGGAAACGTTAGAACCAACTGCTCAACAACTGTGGAAACTTCCTGCTGTTCAGCGTCGGTAAGCTGGCGCTTAAGTTCAAACTCCAGCGAATCGACGATTAAGAAGGCGAAGCCCTCAATAGAACTGCGCATAGCATCAATGATTTTTTCTTTGGTCAGGGCATCAGTCATTGGTTGGCTCCTTATCCTGCCGTGCTCAGTACGGCAGAAGGAAAGTAAATATTGGCGTCGATCTCAGCGTCGGCGTCACGAACCGCAATACACCAATCTGGCGAACGGCGTGTGTCTAACAAGCGATCGATCTCTTTCTCTTTGCGAAGGTCGTATACCATCACGTTAGGATCGCCAATGGTGTAGAAGCCGAACTTTTCCGGCGATGGGCAGCGCGCCAGAACTGCGTTAACTTCATCGAACCATGCGGATTCTTTTTTGGTTAATTTGGTGGTCATACATCCGCCCCACATTTCCCGCAGCGCTCTTGGCCGCTCATGTCGTAGTAGGTAGCACCATCGTGTTTGCAGTCTGTCCATTCAGATAGATCAGACTCGAGTTCCTCGATACGCTGCTGCGCCTTCTCCAGAGCCTCAATGACTTGATCAGTGTATTGCTCAACTTCAACAGCCAATTGGCGCAATTCATCGTTAGATGCGTAGGCAATGAGCCTGGATAAACGGTGAATGTTTGCGTTTTTTTGTACGCTAGTCAGTTCGGTGATATCAGTCATTCCAGGCCTCCAGTTCGTTTTCGATCTCTTCGTCGATTTCGTCGTTAGTAGCGTCTTCGTCCAGGTAGTCCCGCGCTTCTTTCAGGTACTGTTCATGGCGTTCCCGATACCAGGCCGAAAATTCTGGCGTCCAGCCACACAGCGATCCGTCATAGTCAACCTTGGCATTACGTTCAGCCATGCTCTCGACCATGCTGTAGGCGGTGGTAAGCGCCGCTTCACGGATATACCCGCGCAGATCACGCTTGCGCCAGTAGGGGTTCACTTTTGAATCACAGAAAGGTTTGAATTCCACTTCCCAGCGGCGGATGCAACGTGCGTTCAGTGATTTACTCATGCTGTCACCCATTCAATAAACATGCAGATACCAACGGTTACTACAGCAATCAGCACCCAGCAGATCACATCGAACAAGGCTGCGAACCGACGCTGGGTGTATTTGCTGTAATTCTCAGGTTCAAAATTCATTGCGTCTCCCCGAGCACCCAGCGCAGAGCCTCGGCATATTCACCGCTGGCATCTTCGAGGGCTTTTGCAATTTCCTTGCGTGATTTGATACGCGGCTTTGCCTCGCCGAGGATCTGACGCTGGCGACGGGCTTTTTCATGGCCGGTTGTGCCAGCTGTCGCCAGCTCGATTTCCGCCACTTTTGCCCGCTGCTCTTCAGGTGGGAGCGTACCAAGCTGACGCGCCTGGGTAACGGTGACAGTTCCAGCCTCCACCGCTTCCCGGACGGCTTGTGTGGCATCCAACAGGGATAGCGTTGCACGCACGGTCTGAACGCTGCAGCCAAACAACACCGCAATGTCGTCCTCATCGAGCCCGCGGTCGAGCGCATCAGACATTTTTTTAGCCCGGCCCAACGGTGTATCAGGTCGGCGAATTTCGTTTTCGCTAACCATGTATTTAGCCATCTGATTTGCTGATCCGCGCTTAACGACCCCAGGAACAAGCAGTGGGTCTTTGCCCTCTTTCAAAAGAAGCTTATTTGCCTCTAGGGTATGTTTTACGCGCTGACGGCCTACAACTACGCAGGTGAGCCCCGTTTCAGGGTCTTTCCAGACGATGATAGGTTCCAGTACACCCAGCTCTTTGATGTTCAGAACCATTCCTTCGTCGATAGGAAGGTTGATGCGCTCATCGTAAAGCGGGTGCGTTTTGTCGGTAACCAGGTGCAGGTTTTCAGGTTCGAACGTCAAAACGTTGGTTTTGCCACTGGCGCCGTATACAAGCTTTGAGTCTTTAGCCATCAGAGAGCCTCTACGTTACGGAAGCTGGTGGGGCAAATTGCTTTCAAATCGCGCATTGCTTCGAGGACATGCAGATTTGTGCGCTTCTTGGTGTGTCGCTCGGTCAGGCGATCACACTCTTTCGCCCATGATTTGACCTCTGCGAGAAGGGCGTCACGTTCGGTGCGCGTCTGGCGCAGAGCTACATTCGAAACATCGAGGACGGTAGCCAGTTCCTTGATGATTGCTGCCTGTGCTGGTGGCATAGTTTTGGCTATTTCGTACGCCTGTTTAATCAGTTGTTTTGCTGTCTTAGCCATCTCTTGTTCTCCATCTGACGCGCTGCAACGCGTGAATTTAGGATGCAGCAACCCAACCCATGAAAGTGGGTGAATAGCTTGTTAAAATTTCTTGATGATGGGTTAGCCGCCACTGCAATGGCGGCACGTTAGTTCTCCACACAACAAAAAGAGCACTACCGCGTTCTGCCGTTCCATCCTGGCTTTTGGTACCGCAACGGCTGCGAGATGTTTTTTGCATGCCAGCGCTCTTTTGATTGTGGACTCGTCTCTTCCGAGGAGTCACACCTTTTCGCGTCCGTTGAAATAAATCTAAAATAATTTAGTTTTTTGGTCAAGGTGAATAAACTAAATATTCTTAGTTTTCACCATCGGTAGAGTAGAGGAAAGGAAAGGATTAGCGGCGCATCTGGCGGCGGTGTTCGACAACGACACCGATGATGGAAATTTTTTCAACAGCAGAGTTTAAAGCAGCAAAATCAGGGTTTAACGGGACCAATTCGAAAACCTCTTCACCATTTTCATTGACACCCCTTGCGCGGTATTTTTTAAAAGTGGCGTATTCACTACCGTTTTTGGCTACAACATAGTCCCCAGGACCTGGACACAAGTCAGGATCCACAATGATAGTGTCTCCCTCTTTGAACTCTGGCTCCATAGATTTTCCACGTACCTTAAGAGCGAAGGTACCGAACGAATGAGCGCCGTTTGTTAAAATGTAATCCACGGCACCCTCTAAATTACGAGCATCACTTTCAGATGTCCAAGTTCCCGCTTGAACCCAACTTATGATAGGGATCTGCATAGCGCCTAAGTTGCCAGGCGCTACATTGGAGAGTTCCTCTTTACCGGTGAGGAGAAAGTCCTCAGAAACACCAAAATACCGAGCTAATTTTGTCAGCGAGACTCCTCCGGGTATGTTTTGGTCTTTCTCCCAGTACCCAATGGTGACATCTGTTACTCCAACAACTTTACCCAGTTGCTTCTGGGTAAGCTTACGATCCTTTCTTAATGATTTTAAACGACTTCCAAATGTGCTCACTGTGGTTCGCCATGTTATGAAAACTAAATTATCTTAGCTTTAATTGACCTAAATTTGCTTTGATCTTAATATCTAAATAAATTTAGGAGGGTGTATGACAACAACAGAGTTAGAAACGTTCTTCGGAACCCCCAACAAGGCAGCAGACTTCTTCGGTGTTTCTCCTGAGGCTTTTTATCAATGGCGAAAACGCCCGGGCAGTCTGATCCCAAAAGGTCGCGCTGCAGAAGCTGCATATCGTACTAATGGGCAGCTTGTTTTTCGACCTGAGCTTTATCAAAAAACTACAGATTCGGCTGCTTGAAAGTAACTACAAAAGGAAAATCAATATGGTAGAGCCAAACCTCAAAGAAGCCGTCAAAGCGATGTGCAAAGCATATCCAGGTGGGCGCGAAGCAATGGCTGGCGCACTGGGAATGACGGTGACGCAGTTTAACAACAACCTTTACGAGAAAAACGGCTGTCGTTTCTTCGAAGTCAGCGAGCTGGAAGCGATGGAAGACATTTCCAACACGTCGTTACTGGCTGACTACTTCGCTCGCCGTCGCGGTGCTCTGCTGGTGGATGTTCCGCACCTGGAAGAACTCGATCGCGTGGACCTGTTTAGCCGGGCAATGCGTACCTCTGCCGCTAGGGGACAGGTTGATCAGATTATCGAAAAGGCGCTTGAAGATGGCGTTATTGAAAGGCATGAGGCCGAAGGGATCATGGTGCATCACCGCCGCCACCTGGCAGCTCGGGAAGAAGAGATTGCCGCAATTATCACGTTATTTTCACGCAAAAAGAAGTGACGCCAGCGAGTTGCAGCTCCTGGCGTCGTGGCGTGTCGTTATCAGTGGAGATTACTAACGCATGAACAGTTTATCAACACAGTACCGCAGGTCGCAACTTGTGGCGCGTCCGGTTCCTGGTGGAGCAGGGCCGGTGCAGTTCGTGTATGGGGTAAGAGTACCAGGCGGTTTCGAACCTGTCTGCTACCAGTTTGCTCAGTGGGTGGTAGGGGACTTTAACGGCCAGGCGGAGAAAGTATGCGAGAGCTCAACCGATGGTTCAGAGATCACTACGGCGTCCCGGTCAGGGTCATACGCTGGGAGCCCCAAACACAGCGCGTTATATACCTGCGTAAAGGGTACGAGCATGAATGCTTTAGCCCCCTTGAGCAGTTCAGACGTAAATTCAGAGAAATAAAGGACGATCATGAGCACTAAATTAACAGGATACGTCTGGGACGCTTGCGCATCTTCGGGGATGAAACTATCCAGCGTGGCAATCATGGCGCGCCTGGCTGACTTCAGCAACGACGAGGGTGTTTGCTGGCCTTCTATCGCGACCATATCCCGTCAGATTGGCGCTGGTGAAAGTACTGTCAGAACGGCGATAACTGCGCTTGAGAAAGAGGGATGGCTCACCCGTACGCAACGCCGCAATGGCAACCGTAATGCATCGAACGTCTACCAGCTCAACGTTTCCAAACTACAGAAAGCGGCATTTTCTCACCTGTCAGTTTCTGACACGTCAAAATCTGACACATCAAAATCTGAACCGTCAAAATCTGATGCGTCAAAAATTGACCCCTCAAAATTTGAGGCGTCGGAATCCACCAAAAAAACCAGTTTTGACCCGTCAGAATCTGGGGGGGATCCGTCAGTAAAATCAACTACTGATCCATCAGATATTAATCCTTCTTGTCCGGACGCTTCGCAACCGGACGAACAGGGCTCTGCTGATGAATTTCTGTCACGACATCCTGACGCGGTGGTGTACAGCGCTGCAAAGCGGCAGTGGGGAAGCCAGGACGATTTAACCTGCGCCGAGTTCATTTGGGGGAAAATTATCAGCATGTACGAACTGGCCGCTGAAAGTGATGGTGAGGTAGTTCGGCCTAAAGAACCAAACTGGACCGCATGGGCGAATGAGGTGCGCCTGATGGTGATGCAGGACGGGCGAACCCATAAACAAATTTGCTCACTTTTCAAACGCGCCAACAAAGATTCATTCTGGTGCAAAAACGTGCTTAGCCCGTCGAAACTTCGGGAAAAATGGGATGAGCTGTCGTTAAAACTTTCGGTTCCACTCAATAGCTCCCGCCAGGAGGCGTCGATTTCGCGAGCCAGCTTCGAAGGGGTTGATTACTCATTGCCAGAAAACTCGGGGTTCCGCACATGAGCAAGCCATTTCTCAAATGGGCTGGTGGAAAGTATACCCAGCTGGCTGACCTGTTCGCGCATATTCCGGCAGGGAAACGCCTGATAGAGCCATTCGTTGGTGGTGGGTCGGTATTCCTGAACAGCGAAAAGCACGCAGATTACCTGCTGGCGGACGTTAACCCGGACCTGATTAATCTGTATCAGATGTTAGCGGTGGTGCCGGATGAAGTGGAATTGAAGGCCCGCTGGATGTTCGAGCACATGCGCTCACCAGATGGCTATGAGCTGATCCGTTCCGAGTTCAACGCACAGACGCTGGATGCTACTGAACGCGCAGCTGCATTCCTGTATCTCAACCGGCATTGCTTCAATGGCCTGATGCGCTACAACCAGGCGAACAAGTTCAATGTGGGCTGGGGAGGCTACAAGGCGCCGTATTACCCGATGGATGAGATGAAAGCCTTCGCGGCTATGGCGCATAACTGCGTATTCATGACCGCTGACTACCGCCGAACTATCAGCCTGGCCGGGAAAGGGGATGTGGTTTACTGCGATCCGCCTTACGAACCGATGCCGGGAACAACCGGATTCACCGCCTACGTTGCTGGTGGTTTTAGCTGGGAGAACCAGGTAGACCTGGCGAAGCAATGTGTATCTGCCTTTCACCGTGGGGCTCGGGTAGTGATTTCTAACTCATCTGCACCGAAGGTTCTCGACCTGTACCGGGAGCATGGTTTTAACCTGCAATTCATCAACGCGCGCCGTTCGATCTCCTGCAAAAGCAGTACGCGGGAAGTCGCAAAAGACGTTGTAGCGATCCTTTAAGGGGGCTAAATGAAACTGACTTTACCATTTCCACCGAGCGTAAATAGTTACTGGCGCGCCCCGAGCAAGGGACCGCTGAAAGGCAGGCATCTGGTAAGCGAGACAGGGCGCAAGTTCCAGCAGGCAGCGAGAGCGGCGATTATTGAGCAACTGCGGGCCGTTCCCCGGCCATCCTCTGATCTGGCCGAGGTTCACATAGTGTTGTATCCGCCGGATCAGCGCCGTCGGGATATCGATAACTACAACAAAGCGCTGTTCGATGCCCTGACTCTAACAGGCGTCTGGGAAGACGACAGTCAGGTTAAGCGCATGCTGGTGGAGTGGGGGAACATCGTGAAGAAAGGGAAAGTAGAAATCACCATCCGACGTTTTCGTGCAGCTGCCTGACGTGGAGATGATATGAGAGCACTACTAACCCCTGAGATTGCCCCCCGCATGGGCGTTGTTCTTCTTCGCCCAGGCGCTGATCTCATGCCGATGTTCAGGAGAGGGCGGGTACTGATTGAGCCTGCACCGGAAAAATACAGTGACTACGCAACCGGCGCTATCCCTCCCGCCACGCAGCCACTGGCAGAAGACCCGGTTTTGAAGCCAGTCTTCGAAAACAAAGACGTCATTCTGCGCGCGGGTGGTATCAGCTCGCTGGAGGCCGAGCTGGAGCGTCGTTTTGAATGCCAGTACCCGCACGGTTCGTGGCACAGCGAAAATTTTACGCTGTTTCGGCATGAGCCTGGCAGCATCCGCCTTTGCTGGGCCTGCGATAACCTGCTGCGTGATCAGTACACAGAGACGCTGGCAGGCATTGCGCGTGAGAACCTGGTATCCTGGCTGATAACGGTTATCCGCTCACAGCTGGGGTTCAACGAAGACCATCAACTGACGATCCCCGAGTTGTGCTGGTGGCTGGTAATAAACAATCTGGCGCACGTCATCCCTGAATCGCTTGCCCGTAAAGCCCTGCGATTGCCGGAAATTAAGCATCAGCCGGTGATGAAGGAGAGCGATATTGTGCCGGAGCCAGCGGCGAGCGAAGTGGTGCAGAAAAAGATTCTCGGGCTTCGCGTAGATCCTGAAACGCCGGAATCATTCATGCTGCGACCAAAGCGCCGCCGCTGGGTAAACGAGAGCTGGACGCGCTGGGTTAAGTCCCAGCAGTGTGTCTGCTGTAACAAACAAGCAGATGATCCCCATCACCTGATAGGCCACGGACAAGGTGGAATGGGAACAAAAGCGCATGACCTGTTTGTGTTGCCGCTTTGCAGAGCGCACCACGACGAGTTACACGCTGACACCGTGGCATTTGAGGAGAAGCACGGCTCACAGCTGGAGCTGCTGTATCGATTTTTGGATCGTGCGCTGGCAATCGGCGTCTTAGCATGAACAGTGGAGAAAACATGCGTGATATTCAGATAGTTTTAGAGCGTTGGGGTGGATGGGCTGCGAATGATAGTTCCGGAGTCGATTACTCATCAATAGCCGCTGGTTTCAAAGGTCTTCTTCCCCCAACAAGCAAATCCCGCCAGTCATGTACTGACGATGACGCTCTTATTATCGAGGGATGCTTAGCGCGTCTTCAAAAACGTAAGCCCTATGAGCATTCGCTGTTGGTTGCGCATTATCTATATGGTATCTCGAAGCGGAAAATTGCTAAAGCGCGAAAGAAGGACGAGAAGCTGATACGTATTGAAATACAGATGGCTGAAGGTTTCATAGATGGTTGTTTGTCTATGTTAGACGTACGATTAGATATGGATTGAAAAAAAAGGGCACGGACGCCCTTTTAAATATATGGTAAAATCCAATTAATTTTACGCCAAGTAAACCCAAACATTATAATTGCTACTATCAATAGTGATAATGATTGAATAATGAATATGAACTCTATTTTTTTGTCATTGTAAATTAATTGCTCGCTGGCAAACATGGCAATAAGTGAAATTAAGCATGCTGTAATTAGTGTCGCTCCAGCAGCTAATAAATTAGTTACTATACCTTGAAGTATGTTGTTGTTTTTTAAAGCTTTCAAGACCCCATTTGAATTGGCGCTAGCTGCACTGAAAATCGAAATAGTAGCAAGCACAAAACCAAACAAGATTCCTGAAACAGTAGAGATGACCCCTGCTGATGTGAGAATGTCATTATGTTGCATTAAAGGAACATACTTCAATAACAAGTATGTCAAAAAAATGCTTCCTATTATATTTGCTATATATCTCAATAACATAAACTATACCTTCTTAATGCTTATGTCGTACTGCATAAGGTAACCATTATTATCAATTTTAGCAGAAATCATCGCTTGGAGCACATCGCTATCTGTGCCATAGCCGTTTACGGTATGTATATTTTTTTCCGAGATGAGAACCTGTTCAAGCAGACTCTGCTCAGCAGTGTTTTTTGGCTGTGTTACTGCTGCTTTTTTGACAATATTCGGCATTTTTTCTAATAATTCTTTAATACCATCTTTTATCACATCAGAAAGGTAGCCTTTAACTTTAACTCTTCCAGAAGCTCTCCCTCTAAGATTGATTTTTAAATGCGTACCACCAAGACCAATCATCATATTTAATAGTTCTTTCGAAAAAGAACTATCTAACTGATAATTAGTCACATCGAAGTTTCGTGGAGCAGCGAGGATAAGTTCGCAGCTTCTAAGTGTACTTCCTGTTTCGAGAAGTTCTTTAATACTTTCTTTCTTCCAAATGGCTTGGAAAGAAAAATTGTTTCCAGGCTGTCCACTTTGGCTATAAAGAAGATAAGCGAGATCAGATTCCTTTGGACCAAGATGGTTTTGCGTAAGGATCAAAATGTCGCTTTCATAGTAATATAAAAAATAAGTACGCTCGACAATGTATTTTTTATCATCCAATGGGATGTTGTGTTCTTTCCAGTGCTCATCGCCAATATAAGGAAGGAGGTACTCTTCTCTTGAGCAAGACATATAGCCAAAATAATATTTGGCATTAGTGTCTTTATTTATAAACGCAATTTTCAACTTTTTATTTTTATATGTAGTATCGAAATGATTGTTAGTTACATTCACGCAAGTGCTGTAAAGGCTATCGATCGCAGCTTTGGCAACAGAGTTGCTTCGAATGGTTCCAGAACTACTCGTATAGAAGCCAATTCGTAGTTTTTTGGGTTTTTTTACCGCAACTGCACTCGTCATAACATTCCTTAGTACACTAATAGTTAACAATTGAACCTTAATATGCTGTGGACCTTTAATTTATCAAAAAAGTTTTGCGCGGTCCGCATTTTATTATGTAGCATGTTAAGAGTGGTTTCTATGCCACGGACTTAAAACGATACCTAGGCCTCAATTTGCAGAGGCTTACAGCATTCAAAGGCTGCCTGCGGGTGGCCTTTCTTTTTTTCAGGCTCACGGGAATCATCTTCGATACGGCTCTTTGTTAAATCAGCCCGATGGGCCTGCCCCCTTTATTCACACAGCACCCCGTTAACCCGGAGGTGGAGACTATGAAAATGCCTACTAACCCGAGTAACTGGCCTGATCTGCTGGAGTTGCTGCAGAGCTGGTGGCGCGGAGATACGCCGCTGGGGGCCGTACTGCTCTCAGTTGTTATGGCGGGTCTTCGAATCGCTTATAGCGGTGGCGGCTGGAAAAAGATGCTTCTTGAGGGGCTTCTGTGTGGGGCGCTAACGCTTACATTCGCATCGGCGCTTGAATACTTAGACTTCCCCAAATCTCTCTCAATCACCATTGGCGGTGGGGTGGGGTTCGTTGGCGTAGATGCCATAAGGGCGTTTGTAATGAAATATCTTGGCGGCCGATTCGGTATCGGTGGCGGCGATAACAAGGCTTAACCATGACAGCAGATCAAATTATCGAGGGCATCCTCGGAAAGGAAGGGGGTTATGTCGATCACCCCTCTGATAAAGGCGGGCCGACCCGCTGGGGCATCACGCAAACAACCGCCCGTGCACATGGCTACACCGGTGATATGCGGAACCTGCCCAGGGAAACAGCAAAGCAAATCCTGCTGAGCGATTACTGGACCGGCCCCCGGTTCGACCAGGTGGCGAGTTTGTCTACGTTACTGGCAGATGAGCTTTGCGATACTGGCGTGAACATGGGGCCCAGCGTCGCCAGTAAGTTTTTCCAGCGTTGGCTCACTGCTCTGAATATGCGCGGGAAGCTTTATCCCGACCTTATCCCGGATGGCGCGATTGGACCCCGAACCATCACTGCGCTTAAGGGATATCTCTCTGCCCGCGGGAAAGAGGGTGAACAGGTTCTGTTGCGTGCGCTGAACTGCAGTCAGGGCGCCAGATACCTCGAACTGGCGGAGGGTCGCGAAGCCAACGAGGATTTTCTCTACGGCTGGGTTAAGGAGCGCGTGCTATGAAGATGATCATTTTCGCTTTGCTCGTGGTGGTGGCTGTGCTCGTTCTGTTACTGCTGCGCAAATATACCCGGCTGGAGTTCGTTGCCCATGCCAGCCTGCTGCTGGAAACATGGTCTGTAAAGCTGGGGGCTATCGGCGCGCTGGTTGGCGTGTGGGCGCAATCGTTCCCGGATGCTGCGCTGCACGCCTGGGCGATGCTGCCACCGGATATTAAAAACATTCTGCCTCCAAACATCGTGGCATTGATTAGCCCTGCACTGGTGGTGCTGGCGGTGCTTTCGCAATATGTACGCCAGCCGGCATTGAAAGCTAAGGCCGAAGAACTGAAAGGACCGTAGCAGTGAATATTGAAATTATTGCTGGGCTGGTGGTCGTCATCCTGGGCGCTATCGCTGGCGCGTTCGGCATTGGTCATGCTCGCGGGACCAGTAAGGCGGAAGCCAAAGCCGATCAGCAGCGTACCGAAGAGAACACCGCCGCCACCGTCGCCGCGGCAGAACGTAAGGCGGAAGTCATGAAAGGGGCCAGTGATGTACAGCAGAATGTTAGCCATATGCCTGATGACGATGTTGATCGGGAGCTGCGCGAAAAGTTTACCCGCCCCGGTAGTCGTTGATACGGCCTGCAGCTGGGTGCGGATCATCTACCTGACTGACCACGATATCGATGTGCTGGATAAGCAGACCAAGCGCGACATCCTGGCACACAACGAATCAGTTCAGACTAGCTGCATAAACAAGAAAAATGCCCCGAAAGGGGCACGGTAAGGTCTATTTTCGGCGATTCTTATCACCTTCCTTCTGTGAGGGGGTTCGGTCCTCTCCCTTATTATGTCGGTGGTCGTGTCCGCCACCTTTCTTTTCTTTACCGTAATCAATCACTCCCCGTTTGTCTGACGGAGTTTTATCGAATATACCCATTGTTATTTCCTTATTTTTGGTGTGTGTAGCTTGGTTATTCTTGCTCTATCTATACAAAAAAACAACAGGATAAAAAATGCCATCTTTGATACCAAGGGCCTGTCGTAAACGAGGGTGCCCCGGTACTACTACCGACCGCTCAGGCTACTGCGAGAAGCACCACAATGAAGGCTGGCAACAGCATCAACAGCGAAAGAGTCGCCACGAGCGTGGCTACGGTAGCCAGTGGGATATCAGACGTGCGTACATCCTGAAGCGCGACAACCATTTGTGCCAGAACTGCCTTCGCAGCGGGCGAGCTGTCGCAGCAAAGACGGTTGACCACATCAAGGCTAAAGCTCATGGGGGTACCGATGATGATTCGAACCTCGAAAGCCTGTGCTGGCCCTGTCACAGAACGAAAACCGGGCGTGAACGTTTCAAGTGATATCGATTCCCATTTGAGCCGAGGCAGAGGGGGGGCGGGGTAAAATCCCTGGCGGTGAAGGTCCAAAGGACCGCCGCCTCACCTTTTTTCACACCGCCGCAGGTTAGAAAACTTTTTTTTGGGGTCCCCCATCCAATGATTAATAGGAGTTTTCGATTATGCCAGGACCACCGAAAACCCCGACACATCTGGCTTTAGTGAAGGGGAACCCATCCAAGCGCCCGATCAATAATAACGAGCCAAAACCCCCGTCAGGGGTCCCCCCAATACCGAAACATTTCGATAAACAGGGTAAGTACTGGTTCAAGCGTATTGGTGAGGAACTGGATGCCGTCGGCGTGTTGACCACGCTTGATGCTAAAGCGCTGGAGTTGTTGATAGAAGCCTATGTTGAATACCGGCATCACTGCGACACGCTTGATCGTGAAGGTTACACCTATGCCGTCTACAGCGAAGATGATTCAGATGAAGGAGGGGAGCGGGAAATCAGAATGATAAAACCGCACCCTGCAGCAGTCATGAAGGCTGACGCGTGGAAACGGATCAGAGCGATGCTGAGCGAATTCGGCATGACACCTGCCAGCCGATCAAAGGTTGGTGCAAAAGTCCCGGCAGAAGCCGACCCACTGGAAGAATTTCTTAAAAAGCGCAAATGATGAATGGCAACCGTTGCAGATGGATTTCGCTACGCCGAGCGCGTGGTATCTGGCGATATCGTTGCTGGCGAGCTGGTGCGTCTTGCGTGCCAGCGGTTCTTTCATGATTTAGAACACGGCCCGGCGCGCGGTGTTTATTTTGATGAAGGCCGCGCCCAGCACGTTCTCGATTTCTATAACTTTGTTCCCCACGTGAAGGGGCATTTGACCGGCAAGCCGATCGAGCTGATGGACTGGCACGTTTTTATCCTGATAAATCTTTTTGGGTTTGTCGTCCCGCTGATAGATGAAATTACGTGTGAAGGAGTTCTGGATGACGACGGCGAACCCATGTTTGTACGGCGGTTTCGTACCGCTTATGACGAAGTAGCCCGTAAGAATGCAAAATCAACTCTTTCATCTGGAATCGGCCTTTATATGGCTGGCGCTGATGGTGAGGGCGGCGCTGAGGTTTATTCCGCTGCAACCACCCGGGATCAGGCCCGCATTGTGTTTGATGATGCCAAACGCATGATTAAGCTGGCACCGAAAACTCTGGGGCGGTTATTTGGCAGCAATAAGCTGAATATTCACCAGGAGCGGACAGGTTCTAAGTTTGAACCTGTAGCCAGTGATGCGAACAACCTCGACGGTCTGAATATTCACTGCGGGATTGTTGATGAGCTCCATGCGCATAAAACCCGAGATGTCTGGGAAGTTCTCGAAACGGCAACCGGCGCCCGACTACAGTCTCTTATCTTCGCGATCACTACTGCGGGATTTAATAAAGAGGGTATTTGTTACGAGCAGCGTGATTATGCCATTAAGTTGCTGAAAAATTTTGACAACCCGGACCCTCTATCACCGAAAGATGATAGCTATTTCGCACTGATTTATACCCTGGATGAGGGTGACGATCCTTTCGACGAGGCAAACTGGCCGAAAGCAAATCCCGGTCTGGGTGTTTGTAAGCGATGGGATGATATGCGTCGCCTGGCTAAAAAGGCGAAAGAGCAGGTGGCAGCGCGGGTCGGATTTTTTACCAAGCATCTCAATATCTGGGTGCAGGGTGAAAAAGCGTGGATGGATATGTCGCGCTGGGAAAAATGCCGCGATACCTGGGATGACTCAACTACGGCCAGCTGGTCAATGTGGCTCGGCGTTGATCTTTCCAACAAAATTGATATTTCAGCCGCGGTTAAAGTATGGCTTGCCCCAAATGGTGATGTTTACGCGCGTTCCAGATTCTGGATACCTGAGGGACGGCTGGAAGCCTGCACAAAACAGCAGGCGGAACTTTACCGCAAATGGAATCAAGCGGGATATCTGGAATTTACTGATGGGGATGTTATTGACCATGCCGTGATTAAAGAGGAAACGATCGAGTGGGCACGCGGTGAATCACTGAATGAATTCGCGTACGACCCCTGGAGTGCCACTCAGTTTGCTTTGTCGGTAGCAGCTGAAGGAATACCGATTGTTGAAGTCCCTCAGACGGTGAAAAACCTGTCAGAAGCGATGAAGGAAGTCGAGGCCAAGATTTACGCCGGGCGTTTTCATCACGACGGTAATCCGGTAATGACCTGGATGATGTCAAACGTCACCGTCAAACCAGACAAAAACGAGAATATTTTCCCCAACAAGGCCACCCCAGAAAACAAAATTGACGGCCCTGTCGCGATGTTTATTGCGATGAGTCGCCTGCTTGTTAACGGTGGTGGTGAAGTTGACTTCCTGTCCACTATCGACCCTGACGAAGACCTTTTACTTCTATGAAAACTTTAATCACTGATGCTATCGGGCTTACCGGGTTCGGTTCGCTTGCTGCTGGCGTGTATCTCCAGTTCGGGCTGGCGATGTCTCTGATGATGTCGGGAACCCTGCTACTCATTTATGCGCTGTTAGCGGCAATGAGGGGGAATAATGCTGCTTGATGCTCTTTTTCGCAGTGAACCACTGGAAAACCCGGCTACGCCGATCACGAGTGAGTCGGCAGAAACAGATAACGTGTTTGCCCAGGACGTATTTGTCAGCCCGCAAACGGCGATGAAGCTGGCTGCGGTGTATGCCTGTATTTACGTTATCTCTTCGAATATCGCTCAGATGCCACTGCATGTTATGCGGAAAACCAATAACAAGGTTGAAGCTGCCCGCGATCACCCTGTGTTTTACCTGGTTCACGATGAGCCGAATATGTGGCAGACCAGCTATAAGTGGCGTGAGCTAAAACAGCGTCATATTTTGGGCTGGGGGAATGGTTACACCTGGGTGAAGCGTTCCCGTCGTGGTGAAGTTTCCGGGCTGGAATGCTGCATGCCCTGGGAAACGACACTGCTTAACACGGGGGGTCGGTATACCTATGGCGTTTACAACGAAGAGGGGGCGTTTGCCGTCAATCCCGACGATATGGTGCATATCCGGGCGCTGGGTAACAACCAGAAAATGGGGCTTAGCCCAATTATGCAGCATGCCGAGACGATAGGAATGGGGATGAGTGGGCAGGCTTATACCAGTTCATTCTTCAACGGTAATGCGCGACCCGCTGGCATTATTTCGGTGAAAAGCCAGCTGAATGAAGAAAGCTGGGGGCGTTTAAAAAGCATGTGGCAAAAAGCTACAGCTGCTTTGCGCAGCCAGGAGAATAAAACAATGCTTCTCCCGGCAGAGCTGGATTACAAAGCGCTCACCGTTTCCCCGGTTGATGCCCAGATCATTGATATGTCGAAGCTGAATCGGTCGATGATTGCCGGGATATTTAATGTACCGGCGCACATGATTAACGATCTCGAAAAAGCCACTTTCTCAAATATTACGCAGCAGGCCATTCAGTTTGTCCGCTACACGATCATGCCGTGGGTAACGAACTGGGAACAGGAACTCAATCGCCGCCTGTTCACCCGTGCTGAACTGGCCGCCGGATATTACGTCAGGTTTAACCTGACAGGCCTGCTACGCGGGACCCCGCAGGAACGTGCTCAGTTCTACCACTTTGCGATCACTGATGGCTGGATGAGCCGCAATGAAGCGCGAGCCTTCGAAGACATGAATCCGGTAGATGGCCTGGATGAAATGCTGGTGAGCGTTAACGCCGCGAACCCCGCAGACGATTTTAAGGCACCTAAAACCGACGAGGAAAAGCCCAATGAATGACCGTGAAACGCGCTGTTACAGCGGGGAGGTCAGAGCCGAGCAACGCACCGATGAACCTACCCGCATTCTGGGCTATGGCTCGGTGTTCAACAGCCGTTCTGAACCCCTGTGGGGATTCCGTGAAATCATCAAGCCCGGAGCATTTGACGATGTGCTGAATGATGATGTTCGCGGGCTGTTTAACCATGACCCCAACTTTATTCTCGGACGGAGCGCTGCCGGGACGCTATCCCTGTCTGTCGATGAGCGCGGCCTGCGTTACGACATTACAGCGCCGGATACGCAAACTATCCGCGATCTGGTGCTGGCGCCGATGATGCGCGGTGATATTAGCCAGTCATCTTTTGCCTTCCAGGTATCCCATGACGGTGAAAATTGGTACCAGGACGAGGAAGGGATCGTTATTCGTGAAATATCGAAGTTTTCCCGGCTGTTTGATGTCAGTCCGGTGACTTATCCCGCATATCAGGAGGCCGACTCCGGCGTCCGATCGATGAAAGCCTGGCAGGAGGCGCGCGACAGCGGTGCGCTAAAGAACGCCATTAATCAACGAATGGCGCGTGAGCGCCTGCTGACCCTTCTTAACGCGTAAGGAAAAATCATGAAACTGCATGAAATGAAGCAAAAACGTAACATCATCGCCAAAGATATGCGTGCCCTGCATGACAAAATTGGTGATACACCCTGGACCGATGAGCAGCGTACTCAGTGGAACGCTGCAAAATCGGAGCTTGACGCCCTTGATGAGCGTATTGCACGCGAAGAGGAACTGCGCCGCCAGGATCAGGACTATATCCACGAAAACGAGCCGGAACAGCGCCATCAGCAGAATCGTGATCCAGCAAATCCGGAAGCACAGGCTAACGAACGTCGTGCTGCGGCGTTTAATGCGTTTTTGCGCCGTGGTCTTGGCGAGATGAGCGCTGAAGAACGCCAAGCTTTAAAGGAGCTGCGTGCTCAGGGCACGACGCCGGATGAAAAAGGGGGGTACACCGTACCAACCCAGTTCCGTAATAAGATCGTCGAAGCACTGAAAGATTACGGTGGAATTGCCAGTGTGGCGCAAATTCTGAATACCGCCAACGGCCAGGACATTGACTGGGCAACCTCTGACGGTACCACTGAAGAAGGTGAACTGCTGGGCGAAAACACTGAAACCAGTGAAGAAGACGTGTCTTTCGGCGGTGCAACGCTGGGGGCTAAAAAACTGTCCTCTAAAATCATTCGCGTATCCAATGAACTGCTCCAGGACAGCGGCGTAGATATCGAGGCGTTCCTGGCCGCGCGTATCGCCACTCGCATCGGACGTGGTGAAGCGAAGTATCTGGTATTAGGGACCGGCACCGGCACCCCGCTGCAGCCTAAAGGGCTGGCTGCGTCGGTAACTGGCACCAAAAATACCGCAGCAGCGACCACCTTTACCTGGAAAGAGCTGAACGCACTGAAGCACTCTGTCGACCCGGCATACCGTAACGGTCCAAAGGTGCGCTGGGCCTTTAACGATGCAACGTTGCAGCTGGTGGAGGAAATGGAGGACGGACAGGGCCGCCCGCTCTGGTTACCGAACATTATCGGTGGCGCACCTGCTACTGTTCTGCAGGTGCCGTATGTCGTTGACCAGGCTATTCCTGATATCGCGGCTGGTGCCAAATTTGCCTACTTCGGCGATTTTAACCGCTTTATCGTTCGTCGCGTCACTTACATGACCCTGAAACGGCTGGTTGAGCGTTACGCAGAGTACGATCAGACTGGCTTCCTGGCCTTCCACCGCTTCGACTGCGTACTGGAAGATACCGGCGCGATTAAGGCGCTGGTGGGTAAACCGGCATCTGGCGGCTAAGGCAATAATCAGCTTCAACCTCCACCGCTCCGGCGGTTTTTTTATGCCCGCAGTTCGCTGCGGGCCAGGGAAAATACATGAGCACAACGATTGAGATGTTGCGGGCGCAGTGTCGGATCGATATTGACGATGCAACCGAAGATGAACTGCTGACGCTGTATTTCACAGCTGCTCGGCGTCGCGCAGAGAACTTCATTAATCGGAAACTGCATGAAGACTCTGTGCCTGATACCGATCCAGACGGGTTAAAAATTGCTGACGATATCCTCCTGGCGCTGATGCTTCTTGTTGGGCATTGGTTCAACAGCAGGGAAGAAGCTTCCGATGTAAATAAAATGAGCATCCCCTTCGGCTTCACTTCGTTGCTTGAACCCTACCGATATATCCCACTTTGAGGTGATTTATGGCCTGTGAAGGGTGTCTCCGTCGGCGTGAATGGTTAAAAAAGTGGACGAAAATAGCCTATGAACGAGCAACTGGTAAACGCGCTGATAGCAGCGCTGAGAGAACAAACAGCAGCACAGCGAGAGCAGACGGAAGCGATAAACCGCCTGGCTGAGTCTAACGTCGCCCTGTCCGATGTGATTATCCAGTCGCTTGCCGGCGATCTCGATGAGGCACCAGCCCAGCAAACCTATCTGAGCGGGAAACCCAGGGGGTGATATGCAGGCCGGAAAATTGCGTCACAGGATCACCCTGCAGGAGCCGGTAAAAGAACAGAACCCGACAACGGGAGCCGTGATTAATACCTGGCGCGATGTCGCAACCCTTTGGGCCGAAGTCGCTCCTTTATCCGCACGTGAGTTTATCGCCGCCCAGGCCTCTCAGGGCGAGGTTAGCACCCGGATAACGATTCGTTACCGTAAAGGCGTCACCCGCAAACATCGGATCCTGTTTCGTGGCCGCATCTACAACATTGAGGGCGTTTTACCTGACCCCCGGAGTGGCAGGGAATACCTGACACTGCCATGTTCAGAGGGGGCTAACGATGGCTGATGGCGTAGAAGTAAACCTGACTGGCCTCGATTCCGTCCTGGGGAAGCTGGATGCCGTCTCACAGGTCACTCGCGATAAATCCGGTCGTGCAGCGCTGCGTAAAGCGGCAAACGTCATCAGGGACAGAGCGCGCAATAATGCCGCGCGGGTAGATGATCCTCTCACCAAAGAGGCTATCTACAAAAACATTGTGGTCAGCTTCAGCAGCAAGGCGTTTCGCAGAACCGGCGATCCAACGTTTCGTGTCGGGGTGATGGGCGGCGCCAGGCAATACGCCAATACAAAGGCCAACGTCCGAAAAGGCAGGGCGGGTAAAAGTTATAACACTGCCGGAGATAAAGGTAATCCCGGCGGGGATACCTGGTACTGGCGATTCCTGGAGTTCGGCACAGAGCACGCAGCAGCAAAGCCTATTTTGCGACCGGCGATCAATGGTGTTGATACCGACGTAATTAATATTTTCGCAGCGGAGCTGGAAAAGTCCATTGATCGCGCTGTGCGACGGGCGGCTAAAAAAGGAACTCCGGTATGATTGCTCCAATATTTGCAGTTTGCGCAGCCAGCCAGGCAGTCAAGGATTTGTTAGGTTCTAATCCCGTGCGGCTTTATCCGTTCGGTATGCAGGACGATAATATAGTTTACCCCTATGCAGTCTGGCAAAACATAGGCGGCAACCCTGAAAATTATCTGAACCAGCGGCCAGATGCGGATCACTATTCTCTGCAGGTTGATGTCTATGGCGATACTGACACCGACGTGATCGCTGCTGCCCGTGCTTTACGCGACGCAATTGAGGGCAAGGCCTATATCACCCGATGGGGTGAACAAAGCCGCGATCCTGAAACAATGCGATACCGCTATTCCTTCGATGTTGACTGGATAACGCCCAGATAACCAACAACCCCAAACTGACCCGCCTTGTGCGGGTTTTTCTTTTATGGAGACAAAACATGTCTGTATTAACGCAAGGCACGCAATTTTTTGTGCTCAAGTCTGGCGTGGTCAGCGAGGTTGAATGCATCACCAGTTTCAACCCCGGCGGCAACCCTGCCGATCAGATTGAAGATACCTGTCTGAGTGAGCGGGATTCCAGAACCTACAAAAAGGGGCTTAAAACGCCTGCGGCCGCAACCGTCGGGCTTAACGCTGATCCGACGAACGCCAGCCACATTATGTTGCATGGCCTCGCTGAAGCGAATGACCAGACGCCGTTAACTTTTGCGGTTGGCTGGTCAGATGGAACCAGTGTCCCGACAGCCGCCGCTTCTGGCGCTGAGGATGCTGTTGATGGCCTGGTACTGCCATCGGATCGCACCTGGTTCATTTTCCAGGGTTACGTTTCCGATTTCCCGTTTGATTTCCAGGGTAACGCTATTGTGACGACCTCCGCCACGATCCAGCGGTCTGGCTCTTCCGTATGGGTGCCAAAGGCCGCAGCGTAATTAATATGCCCGGTTATCCGGGCTTTTCTATTCAGGAGCTGAAATGCAACTTACTCTCGATACGTTAAAAGAAACCGGTGCTTTTACCGGGCGTCCCGTAGAAAAAGAAATTAAGTGGAAAGGCCGTGACGGGAAAGAGCATATCGCAACCGTCTATGTGCGCCCAATGGGCTACCACACCACTAAAGCTGAACTGCTGGCGTACAACGGGAAATCTGATCCGGTGGCTGGGCGTATTGCTGCCCATATTTGCGATGAAGGAGGGAAGCAAATCTTTACTGAGGCTGACATTCTCGGAACTGCATCTGAAGACCGTGGCGCGCTAGATGGGCCAATCGTTATTGCTTTGCTGGCCGTCATCAAGGAAGTCAACGATCTGGGAAAGACTACGAACTCACAGGAGAAGACGAGTTCTGGTGTGAGTTAGTCATGAACGGCATCGGCGGGCGGACCATTGCGGAGGCTCAGGAGCGAATGAGCCTTCGTGAGTTTCAGGTGTGGGTAAAGTACCGTAATAAGTATGGTCAGCTTAACGTTATGATGCGAACCGAGTGGGGGGCTTCGCTGGTGGCTTCTGTCCTGGCTAACATCAATAAGGCAAAGAACTCGCCTCCGTTCAAGGTTAGTGACTTTGCACCGCACATCAAAGAAGCGCCGCTTTCTCTGGAAGAAGCTATGAAAAGTTGGGCCTAGTATTAGGTTTATTGTATTGTTGGGCACTCAAACGGAAATGAGTCTGTGAGGTCTCTCAATGAAGAATCTTTTACTAGGTTTGTGCATTTCTTTAATAGGCTTTTCTAGTCTTGCAACTGCAAAAATTACTTATTTATCTTGTCCTTATTTAGATGAAAGAGCGCCTGATCTTATCGTTGTGCTTGACCAAAACAATGGTTCAGCATCTCTTCAGTCGCCATCTATGGGAAGCGGATTAAATTTTACAGCTCCTGCTGCATTTGGGCCATCTGAGGTAACGTGGCGTAAGGATTCGACAAAATATAAGCAAACTTATTCAGTTGATAGAGCAACACTTGTTTTGAAGAGAACTACTTACAGCGAGATGAGTAATACTACTCACTCTGAAGTCTCCGACTGCAAAATAAGCAAGCCACCGAAACAGAATAAGTTCTGATAAATATAAGCCCGCTTAGGCGGGTTTTTTATTCCTCGGAGAAATATGATGGCTGGCAAATCCCTTGGTACATTAACAATTGACCTAATCGCAAAGGTTGGTGGATTTGTTCAGGGAATGGATAAGGCTGAAAGAGCCTCGCAAAAATGGAGTGCCCAAGTAAAAAAAGACGCCAAAGAAGTTGGTGCTTCTATTGTTGCAATTGGTGCAGCAGCTGCCACTGCAGCTGTAGGGATTGGTGCCGCAGGTTTAGCAGTTGTGAAAAATACAGCACAGCAGGTAACAGAGGCTGACCGCTGGGCAAAATCTCTTAAAATGTCCACTCAGGACTTACTTGCATGGCAATATGCAGCTGAACAAGCTGGGCTAACCGGCGATAATATTGCAGATATATTTAAAGACATTAATGATAAAGTTGGTGATGCGGTACTGAATAAATCAGGTGAGGCCGCTCAGGCATTAGATACGCTCGGACTTTCAGCTGAGAAGCTGTCCCAGCAATCCCCTGATAAGCAGTTACTGGCTATTAGTTCAGCTTTACAAAAGATACCTTCCCAGGCAGGTAAAACAAATATTCTTGAAAGCTTGGGCAATGACCTGTCAAAAATGCTTCCGTTGTTTGATAATAACAATGAGAAGCTGAAACAGTTCATCCAGCTATCAAAGGATTTTGGTATCGCACCGCCGCAAGAAGATATTGATAACCTCGTTAAGGTTAATCAATTTTTTCAGGATATAGAGACTAGTGCCCGTGGTCTTAAAATGGAAATTGCCTCTGGGCTGGCTAAGGTGGACCTTTCGCCATTGCAGGATGGGTTAGATGACATTCGTGATGTTTTCACCGACCCTGCTATTCTTCAGGGGTTATCAGACCTCGTAGGCGAGGCTATTAGCCTTGCCGGTGTCGTAGGTCGTATTGCTGGTGGTTTGGGGGCTATTGCTACCTATACACGGTCGCGGATAGGTGCTGTATCTGGCAATTATAATGCTGCTGATGAAGGTGATATTGCACAGCGCATTGAGTTTCTTAACAAGCGAGGTGACCAAAGTAAGGAACAAAAGGATGAATTAGAGTTTTTATCTAAACGTCTTCAATTTCTTCGGGCGATTAAGTCAAGTATGACCCCAGAGGAAGTCGAAAGAGGAGCCAAAGGATTATCATCACTCCTTTCTGATATGGGATTGTCGCCAACTGATAATAATTATAAATTAGGAAAAGGTGAATCAAATCAGAAAATAACCACAAAAAGCAATCCAACCGACAATGCTTTTAAAAGCAGGCTTCTTGATCTGCAAAAGCAAGCAGCACTTATTGAGACGACAGGCAAAAAAACTGCAGAAGTAACAGAGCTTGAAAAAGTAAACTTTGATATTACCAGTGGTAACTTAAAAGCATTATCAGAAGCGCAAAAAGAGCAGCTCCGGTATGCGGCTAAAATCATTGACTCAAAAAAAGAAGAGTTACGGCTAAATCAGGAAAACGCAAAGTTAGCTGAATTTGTTTCTGGTCTTGATAGGCAGAATAAAATAATAAGGCAAGGGTATGACAATGATCTGGCTGGTCGATCATTGGGATTAAAAGACCGTAGCCGAATGCGTGAATTAAACAACATTCAACAGGACTTTGAATATAAACAAGCTGATTTATTAAAACAGTATCAATCTGGTGATATTACCAAGTCACTTTATGAGTCTGAAACTGATGCGTTAAAATCGTCACTTGAAGAGCGCCTGCAGATTCAAGAAGATTATTATCATGAGTCTGATGGTTTACGTAATGACTGGGAGTCGGGCATATCAAGCGCATTATCTGATTTCGCGGATAGTTCAAGTGATTATTATCAGCAAGCGGCTGATGCAATGACATCAATATTAGGTTCTGCAACTGATTCAATTTCTGAACATTTATACGATGTTATCAGCGGTACTGAATCAATGGGTGAAGCAATAAAGGGAATTTTTTCAGACCTCGGGAAGTCAGTGATAAAAGCTCTGGTTGATATGGCTGCACAATGGATCGTGTATCAAGGTGTTCAGATGCTGGTTAATAAAAGTGCCCAAGCCTCTGCTATTCCTTCAATGATCGCTAATGCTCAGGCTACAGCCTTACAGGCTCAACTTGCTGCTTTCGCATCAACTGCCGCAATCCCAATTGTCGGACCGGGATTAGCTCCAGCCGCGATGGCTGCTGCAGCGGCTATAACAGAACCTATGGTTGCTGCTATTTCTGCCGCTTCCCTTTCTGGCATGGCCCACGATGGGATTGATGCAGTTCCTGAAACAGGTACTTGGTTGCTTCAAAAAGGAGAGCGGGTGACCACCGCAGCGACCAGCGCCAAACTTGATGCCACTCTGGATCGAGTAGCAAACCAGTCAACCGGTGGTGGAACTATTTATTCTCCCACGATCACTATCCCCATCAATGGTAACCCTTCCGATGCAACGTTGGCGCTGGTCCGTAAAGCTGCAGATGAGGGGGCAGAAAGGGGATACCGGAAGGCAGTTAACTCAGTCGCAAGCGGTCAGGGTGATTTGCATAAGGCCTTGATGGGGAAAACTACCTCGGGGAGGAAAATTAGCTGATGGCAATTTCAACTAATCTCAATTACCCGAAGGATTATCTCCCTTGCCCATTGAAGGAGAACTTTGGTCTTAAAGCGACTTCTCCGCTAAAAAGTACAGCGATGGTTACCGGCAGGCGGCGACAAAGGCGAGCTTATACTTCGGTTCCTACTCAAACGCCAGTTTCATGGATCTTTACTGATGGTCAGGCACAGCTTTTCGAAGCCTGGTACAGAGACATCATTACCGATGGGGCTGACTGGTTCAACATGCCGCTCCTTACCCCTCTAGGTGCGCAAGATTATGTCTGTAGGTTTGTCGATATATACGAGGGACCGACACCAGAGGGCGGTAAATACTGGCGATATAGTGCAACGCTGGAATTATGGGAGCGTCCAATCCTTCCGCCTGGCTGGGCCGAGTTCCCTGACTTCATTGTGAACAGCGATATTCTTGACCTTGCAGTTAACAGGGAGTGGCCTGAAGCATGACAAGACTTAACAGGCTCTATGCCAGCAGCGGGCCGGAGGTGATCATTGAAACGCTGCAGATCACCGTTGGCTCAGATGTTCACTACCTGTGCCAGGGGTACGAGGATATTACGGCGACGACGGAGAGCGGCGATACCGTAACGTTTACCGCCTGCGCGATTGACATTGCGCTGCCGGCGCGCAATGCGGACGGTACGCAAGATTTGAAATTCGCCCTGTGCAATGTTGATGGTATTGTGTCCACGACGATCCGCAATGCCCTGGCTAACAGGTTGTCTGCATCGCTGACATACCGCAGTTTTATCTCCACGGATTTAGCCGCGCCTGCGGCGGTACCGTATACGCTGAAAATCAAGTCGGGTTACTGGACGGCAACAGAGGTTCAGATCACTGCGGGCTATATGAATGTTCTCGATATGGCCTGGCCGCGTTACCGCTACACGCTCCCTGTCTTCCCCGGACTACGTTATATCAGCTAAGGAATCCATCATGTTTAACCCTGATAAATACCTTTCAGTCACCTGGCTGAAGGGCGGGCGCTCATGGCCGGATCTCGACTGCTTTGGCATTGTGAACGAGATACGCCGCGACCTGAATTTACCCGTCTGGCCCGATTTTGCAGGGGTCACCAAAGACGACGGCGGCCTCGACCGGGAAGCGCGCAGGATGATGCTTACCCTTGAGCGCTGCGAGCCCTGCGAAGGGGCTGGCGTGGCCTGCTATTCCGGGTCGACCGTCACCCATGTGGGGATCGTTGTCAGTATCGGTGGCCTGCTGCATGTGGCGGAATGTAATCCGGGAACGAACGTCACCTTCCTGCCGTTGCCGCGGTTTAAGCGCCGATTTGTCAAAGTGGAGTTCTGGCAATGACCATTCGTTTTTATCCGTCCCGGCTTCCCGGTGAACCTCTCGAAACGCATGAACATGGCGTAACCAGCCTTCGAAACTGGCTGGCGGTGAATGTTGAAGGTTACGAGGATCGGGATGTACCGCCGTTAACCATTGAGGTTGACGGTCTGTCCATTCCGCCAGGCGAGTGGGCTACTTGCGTGATCCGCCCTGAAAGTGATGTCCGGCTTTATCCGGTGCCCTTCGGGCTGGAGGCCGCCACCATCGCGTGGATAGGTGTCGGCATCTCCGTTGCTGCAGCAGCTTATTCGCTGTTTATGATGAGCAGTATCGATACGGGGGGCTATACCTCATCCACAGGGCGGAGTCTCGACCTGAACCCGGCAAAGGCAAATACTGCAAAACTCGGTGATGCCATTCGTGAGGTGTTTGGTCGGGTGCGTATCTACCCTGATTATGTGGTGCAGCCGGTTACCCGGTTTGATGCCGCCGATCCTACGAAAATGCGCGTCCAGATGCTGCTGTGTCTCGGTGTCGGTGATCTGATTTATACCAATGGCGATATCCGGGTTGGCAGTACGCCAGCTTCAACGCTGCCGGGGTTCAGCAGCACCCATTACCCGCCAGGCGCGGATGTTTCCGGCGATGAGCGCAGCGAGAACTGGTTCAACTCGACAGAGGTCGGTGGAACATCAAGCGGAACAGGGCTGGACATGGCCCAGACCTCACCTGATTCCGACGATATTATCGCTGACAGCATGACGGTTTCTGGTGCATCCGTAACCTTTACAGGCCTTGATACGGATGATGGTGACGATGACGACGAGGACGATAATTCTCTTCCGGACAGCTGGGTAACGGGGGCCATAGTTGAAATTAAGGCGCCGACAAATTATCTGATCTCCACCTCTTCTGGTTACAGTGTTTTTGCCAGCTCGTTGCTTACCGAACTTGCTCCCGTAGCGGGTATGCCGGTGACGCTGAGTTTCAACAGTGTCGATTATGACCTCGTCATTGCGTCCTATACCCCAGGTCAGGAGGCGGTGCCTGGCGAGGGTGGCAGTGCAGCAAAAATTCAGGCCAGTGCCGCTCCTGTTACCTACGATTTTTCGACCAGTTCCAGTACGTTCATGATCACATGGCAGGGTACCACCTATACGGTGTCGCTGGTAGCGAACTATATCTCGATGTCGGGACTGCTGGCGGCTATTACCGAGGGGCTCACTGGCTCCGGCCTGGTCGCACGGGACAACGGCGGTACCGTACTAATAACCGAGGCGGCCAGTCCGTTCGTTGGTGGGGCAATCACATCCTCCTCACTGCCTGCAGCCGTTTTCGGTGATGCCCCGGTTTACACCTCCGGCACGGCATCAACCGGCGGCAGCCCGGCGGTAACGGCAAACGTGACGCTTGCGTATAACAGCACTACGGGAACCGCATTCTCGGGCATGCCTGAAGGTGTGCAACGGCTTTCCCTTGCTCACCGCGGGAATGAGTACCAGATCGTCTCTGCCGACGGCACAACGGCAACAGTGGCGCGCCTGGTTAATGGGTCCGTTGATGAGTCGTGGCCGGGATTCACCGCCAGGACGATGATCGACTATGAGGCCACTGGTCTTAACGACACGCTGAGCTGGCTGGGGCCGTTCCTGGTTTGCCCTGAAAATGAGACCGTCGATATGTTCGAGGTGAATTTCTCTTTCCCGAACGGCATTTGCGGCTTTGACAGTAAGGGGAAAAAGCGGCTCCGGCATGTTGAGTGGGAGATTCAGTATCGCGTCTACGGTTCTGGATCGGGGTGGGTGAGTCACCAGGGCGAGTACGCGCTGAAAAACATCAACGGGTTAGGTTTCACTGAGCGGATCATGCTCAGTTCTCCGGGGCTTGTAGAGGTTCGATGCCGTCGGCGCAATGAGCAGGGTTCAAACAATGCCAGGGATTCGATGTACTGGCAGGCACTGCGTGGGCGGCTGCTGACACGTCCTTCATCCTATCCCGATGTGTCGCTGATGGCGGTGACCGTTGAGACGGGCGGGAAGCTGGCGGCGCAGTCAGACCGCCGCGTAAACGTTGTGGCCACGCGGTCCTATGACTCAGGAACGGCCAGAACCATTTCGGGGGCGCTGCTGCATGTCGGGAGCTCGCTGGGGCTGGAGATGGACGTCGATACCATCAACGCACTGGAGTCCGCGTACTGGACGCCACGGGGCGAAAATTTCGATTTCGCCACCGGCGACAGTATCTCGGCGCTGGAAATGCTGCAGATGATAGCCAGTGCCGGGAAATCCCGCTTCCTGTTAAGCGATGGCCTTGCGACGGTCAACCGCGAGGGGATTAAGCCCTGGACGGGGATCATAACGCCGCATGAGATGGTGGAGGAGCTGCAGAGCGGATTTACCGTGCCGTCCGACGATGATTTTGATGGTGTCGACGTGACGTACATCAACGGCGTCACCTGGGCAGAGGAGACCGTTAAATGCCGGACACCCGACAATCCCACGCCGGTGAAAATCGAGAACTACAAACTTGATGGGGTACTCTCTCAGGATCACGCCTACCAAATCGGTATGCGCCGCCTGATGAAATACCTGCAGCAGCGGGTTACATACCAGACCACCACCGAGCTGGATGCGCTCTGCTACAACACGGGCGATCGGATTGTACTGACAGACGATATACCTGGGAACAACACGATTTCCTGTCTGGTGGAGGCGATGACAACGGCTGGTGGCGTGACAACCTTCACCGTTACGGAGCCGCTGGACTGGTCTTTCGAAAACCCCCGTGCGCTGATCCGCTATCAGGATGGCTCTGCATCTGGGTTAATGGTGGCCACGAGGGTAGGGGATTATCAGTTGTCCGTTCCCCACCTGAGTGATTTTGATGACCCATTGAAGATTGACCAGACTTCACCAGCCATTGAGCCAGTCCGCCTGGTGTTCTGCGGCTCAACGCGTCATGTCTATGACGCCATTGTTGAAGAGATTGCCCCACAATCAGACGGGACGTGTCAGGTTACCGCCAAAGAGTACCGCGCGTCCTTCTACGACTACGACAACGCCAGTTATCCCGGCGACATTGCATAAAACAGAAATAACTCTCAACAACCCGCTTCGGCGGGTTTTTTGTTATAGGGCGACTATGAGCACATATAAAACGAAAAATCCTTTAGGTTCCGCCGCCGTAAAGGACCTGTACGATAACGCTGAAAACGTGGATAAATTCGTTAACGACAGGACAAAAGAGGAGTTAGAGGACCGGTTAGGTGTGCTTCGCAAAACCTGGCACGGCATGGAGATGATCTTCAGCCGCTTTATAGACTACATCACTGGTCGCGGCGAGCAAGCAGTTGCAGCTATCGGCTGGCAGGAGCTTGGCAACTGGGCTGTTGGTCTGGCTGTAGATAATCGCCAGCAGATCGTCTACTACAATGGCTCCTGGTACAAATACCTTGGTGAGCTTGAGCACGTCATTGCCGGAGATTCTCCTGAGAACGATGGCGGTGTGTGGTCGGCTGCTAACCCCACGGGGAAATGGTCGAACATCGGTGACGCGGCTCTTCGCTCAAACCTGGGTTCAAACGAAGGGTTCAGTTTGATAGGTCAGGCGACCTACTCTCAGATACGAAACTTCACCGGTTCCGGCAATTCGATCATGTGTTGCGGGGCAGAAACCCGCCTCGATGGTGCTCAGGGGATTTTCGATCAGGTGCCCGGCGGTGCGGTGATGACCATCCCCGATGACGACTGTGTACATATCCGTGATCCGCTGGGGCGTCTGTGGAAACGTCGCTTTGAGGGCAATGAAATTCGCATGGCCTGGGCACGTGCAAAAAGCGTGAAACAGACTTCCGCACCACAGGATTTTGCGTTTAAAAACTGCCTTCAGGCCGCCGCATCAATATCAGAGTCTGGCTACCCTCAGTCCATTATTAAAGGTCTGGATGTCGGGGTGGTCTATATCGCCGAACGCCATCATATTCGCTGCGGCAACTGGCCGGAATATATGGCCTGGAAACTCCCTCCGGGCGGTGCCGGTAATCGCTTTGGTATCGACATGCTGTGTGCTCTGGGCATGGGGGCTGGCTTCTTCGTTGTCCAGGCTAATAACCCATACTTTGGTATCCGCGTAGACAATACCGGGATAGATTTCAACGTCGATAATTTCACAGATGATGAAATTGCCGCGATGGTGAACGATAACTATATTCTCCGCCTGGAGGCGATGGTTAACGCGCCTGACTTCGATATGCATCCGGGGAATTACCCTGGAACAGTTCTTTACAGCCTTGGTAAATCTGATTACTCCGCTGTTACTGCACAATGGCCTGACCTGGTACAGGTACTGCCTTCTATCCAGAACGTGGGCAAAGCGGTATTCAACATCAAAAACTGTGGCCGCGACTTCTGTCTTATCAATACCGGCGCTGGGCTTGGGCACTGGGATTCAATCTGGTCGCAGAATAACCGTACCTACGGCCTCATATCCCGGTGCTATGACCTCAAAATGACCTTTGAGGATTATGTACCGCACACGGAAACATCAGGCGGCCTGATTTTTAGCGAGTGCGGCACATTATCCCTGAGCGATATTCTGACAGGGGCCGGAGGGATTGGTCACCTGTGCATCTGGGACTGCCCGAACGTCACGATTGGAAAACACATTTCTATCTGCGGCGCCCCCACGTATGCGCAGTCTAACCCGGATTTGTACGCTCTTGAGGTCTGTAACTCGAACCTGTTTATTTCTGGCGTTCACGCGCAGAACTCCGGGCGCTTCATGCGCGCTGGCTTTAACTCCCGCATTACGTTCGGGCATGCCACGGCCTGGTATATCAGTAAGTTCTTCCTCGGTACGAATAACCTCAACCTGCTGAAATACCGCGGACAGCGAGTCAACGTGGTTGGCGATCCGGTGATGCTGTATATCAATGACGGGTTTCTCCAGCAGCTTAATACGCCTGCTCGTGGCTGGCCTGCTGAACCCACGATTGAGCTGGATGAAACGATCGGCGCCGGGTGGGAGATTTATCTCAACACGGAAAATAACGATAACCACTCAGGCTACGATGCTGAGGCGGAAGAGAAACTGGCCCTTGTGTCAGTGAAAACCCCGGCCGCCGGTACGCTGAATATCGGTGAGCGCTGTAAGCTTGAGGGGAACACAACCAACTACGTCATCCGGCTGGCTAACAAAGAGCAACTGGGCACAGTGAAGACGAGAAAAACCAACTTCTGCCGCATCCGGTATACCGACGATGGTTCACAGTCCTCGTTTTCCCTGAGAGAGGCGGCACACCCGCTTAACGGCACGGTGGTGGGTAATGGCTCAACATACCAGTATCCATACCGACGCCCGGGACGGTATTTTGTCTCGCTGACTATCCCTTCCAGCGGTGGTTCCTGTTCAGTATCTAAAAACGGGATGCCCGTATTTCAGACGAACGTGCCGGGCACGCATGGAATACTGGTTGATTTGAAATTTCAGGAGCAGGTCCTGTTCACGACAACAGGCGGTTCAGGGGTGACATTGACTAACCCGCAATGGCGGTTTGGACTGGAGGCATAACGATGGCTTTAAAAGGCGAGTTTCATATTCTGACGTCGAACGGCGATACCGTATTCCGGTACGCGAAAATACAGAGCTTTGGGGGGAATGCTGCGTCAATCAACCTCAGCGTATTTTTCAGCGACACGGATGATGACGAGATGGCGCCGGGCGCGATGAAGAACTATACATTCACGCCCGATCCCGATTCTTCAGATAGCATTATCGATCAGGGGTATGCGTATCTTAAGACGTTGACAGTATTTTTCGGTGCTACAAATTCCTGAGATACTCCGCCAGTGATGAGCTGGCGGGATTCTCTTTTACCTGTCAATTCTGACGGTAAAAGCAAGCAGGATTAAAGTTAAAAGGATAATGTATGGGCTATATTCAGAGAAGTTATGCTCAATTACAGCGCCCAGCAAAACCAGCAGACCCAACCGTGCGCCTCGACTCCCGTTATATTCAAATACTATATTCATCATACCTCCTCTATTGCGTAGTCATTGCGCTAATACGGGTAATAACAACCGTCACATTACCTGCTGTGTAGTTGGCGACTGTAATGGAATATCCGCTTAACGGTTTAGTGATATGCACCATTCCATCGCCGGGGGTTCCCGCAGAAAACGACAGCAGAGACGGATTAAGCTGAGAGTAAACACCGAGACCTGCAATTGACGAGTCCGCCAGAACCTTCGCCGCTGCTGCCGTTGTTCCTGATATCACCCTGATATGCAGATCAGTGCATCCACCAACGATGACAAGCTCCTGTGTCGTTCCTGAGGCAATAACCGGAGCTGCCTGATTAACGGTCCCAAGGCCGAATCCTGTAGTGTTATCGATAACCAGCGTTGAATTAGACCGGGACTGGTTAGTCAGGCTGGTGATATGGTTGTTGTCCTGGTTGATTTTATTGTCGCGAACCTTCTGGTTTAACGAGGCTCTGATCCCATACTGGCGATACCCTCCGACGGTGTTATCCGTTACCACAGAGTCAGCTGTCGCAGCCGTATTGATGAAAGCTCCATTCGGAATAGCCAGACTTGCGCTGTCAACTGGCTGACCGGTAAAGTCACACGAAACCACTTTGCAGTTGGCCCCTCTCAGAATAATCGTATCATCTGTACCATCCCCGACGGCCGTTTTTTTAATGGCGCGCCATTTTACCAGGTATACTGCGACATCTTTTTCAGCATCGACTAATACCGGTCCGCAGTCATAGGTTGTTCCGCCGTGAATGGTGGCGTTCTTACCTTTGAAAATCAGTCCCGTACCATTCCCGAACAGGTTAGATATTTCCATGGGGGCTGCATTACTGGTGTGATAAAAATACCAGCCGTTACCAGCAGAGCTGGATATACAGCTTGGAGACTCAAAAATAACCCCCCTGCTATCCGATGCAGCCTGTTCTGTAGTGTCATCTTTCGCAAAATCCTTAATGAGAAATTGCGGGATATCATTTCGGTTAAACGTCAGACCCGGCGCCATAAACGTCATTCCCAGGCATCCGGCAAGAACATGCGTCCCCTCGTCACGCTCCACCTTCATGGAGTTAAAAATCATATGGCGGCATTTGTTCCATATACCTCCGGTATGGTTAGCCTCCAGATGCAGTCTGTCGAATTTACAGGCGTTGGTGGCATCATGCCCGCCTGCATTATCAAACAGCACACAGGGTGCATAATTGTTTGGGTCAGCATTTCCGCAATACATTACGCTGACGTTCTCAAACGGGCTGTCGAACAACTCACCACCATAGATTGCGATGCCGCGGATATGTCGGATAGCGATGTTGCGCAGGCGAACATAGGAGCCATTCAGCAGGTTAATTCCTCCTGCACCGACAGGCACATTACCCGTTTCTTTCCAGTAATCTCCGATGACTCCGCCAGAAATCTGAGAGTACATCAGACGTTGCCACGTCGGGTCTCCGGGGACAACGCCCTTAGTACCTACAGTGGTAAATGCAAACTTAGCATTACGGTGCGGGACAATGAGGGTGAATGGTTCCAGCTCATAATCCCATCCTGCAATAAAAGGCAGATCTTCTAATGCATAGGTACCATTTGGAAAATGAATTCGGCCATACTTTTTTTGTCCCTGAACATATGCGCTGTCGGTTCTGCCCCCCCAGTGTGCTACGGCTTTCAGGATAGCTTCGGTGCACCCATCTTGCATGTTCTTAAAATCACCCAGTGCATCAACGTAAATATCAACCAGAGCATCAGCAACAGTCCCGGAATATTTAAGGGAAACGATGCCTGTTCCTGGCAGTTCGTTTGAACCCAGGTTTACGCGAATAAGATAGGCAATTTACAATCAGCATTTTCAAAGGGTTGCATAATGCTGATTGGCTACGCGCGGGTGTCTACCGGCGATCAAAACCTCAATTTGCAGAAAAACGCGCTGGTTCGCGCAGAATGTGAGCAGATTTTCGAAGACACAGCGAGCGGGAAAAATGCCAGACGCCCAGGGCTGAGGCGTGCTATTCGTCGTTTAAAGCCAGGTGATTCTCTTGTGGTCTGGAAGCTGGATCGCCTTGGGCGTAGTGTTCGTGACCTCATAACTCTGGTCTCAGAGCTGCAGGATAGAGGTATTCACTTTCGTAGTCTGACCGACAGCATTGATACCAGTACGCCAGCAGGCCGCTTTTTCTTCCACGTCATGAGCGCCCTGGCTGAGATGGAGCGCGAGCTGATCGTCGAGCGTACCCGAGCCGGGTTAGCAGTTGCGAGGGAACAGGGGAGAGTTGGCGGTCGCCGCCGGGTAATGACTGAAGAAGTGGTGGAGCGGTGCCGCAGAATGCTGGAGAACGGCGCTACCCGGCAACAGATCGCAGATGTGATAGGGGTGGGGGTGAAGACGATCTACAAATACTTTCCTGCGGCCGTCCGCGATCAAGGATTCCTGCCCTTCCCGTAATATGTAACATTTGAGATAATAAGTACTTTCAGTTTTGAAAACAGTTTGGTTTGTTCGTGAACGGTAAGCAAACAATAAGTTTTGAACAATTTTTAACTATTAACAGCAATCTTGTTTCCATCTCAGATACATGGGCAGACTTGTGGGCGTTAATTTTTCACACAGGTTTAAGCGCTGGAAGGCTGCTGAGTATTCGATATGATGATATTGATGATGGCTTGATACTGATACGAAAACAGGGTCACCTGAAGGAGCTACGTGTTGAATCAACCCCTCCAGTAGAGGGGATCATTGCTCGTAGAAGAGAACGCTATCCAGAAGATGTTTTTTTATTTCAGAGCCATTCTAACCGTGTGAAGTACCAACGCCGGCCGGTCACTATAATTGCTTTCAACGCCGCTTTACGTCGCGCCGCTAGATCATTACCAGACGTTAACGTAAGCAGTAGTAGCGCGAGAAACATACCGGACTAACCGCCTGTCCAGTCGCGTGTGGCCGATGTGACAGGCGTGGGGGTGAAGACTATTTACAAATATTTGCCAGTACAATACGGCGATAAAAAATCCCCTTGAGCAGGCACACTCAAGGGGAAAATACTACATAACATCATTGCTGTGTGCGTCTTTGCGCTCGTCTATCTTCCAGGAATATGCCTAAAGCTTCCAGATATTTCTGGTCTGAGCTGTTACATCATGGAGTAGGTGCCGATGTGATAGGTTAAGAGCGAAGATGATCTGTAAGTACCTTCCGACGTCGAGGAGCAAGGACCATGAGTTTGGGTCTATACCATCCCAATTCATATATTCTTTGTAAGTCTATGAAATATCGAGAAAAATATTCTGTTCGAAATGAACCATATGGAATAGCCAAAGGCTAAAATGCCCAGCGTAAAAACAACAATCAGCAAGTCCGTCTGTGACATCTTATATCCATTTTGCAGTAGCAGGTTTTGAGAAAAGATAGTTCATAGTTGGCACATAGACAACATAATCACTAAGTGAAACCAATATCAGAGGCTAAAAGGTGACTGGTTTCCTCCTCAGTGTTCCTGATTGATAGCTGGAACCTGTCTTGATCAGATCTCCTAATGAATCTACTGTATGTAAACACAGTGTTTCGGAGGGCGATAATATGCCGCGAAATTCAGATATCGAAATAGCCTGGCGTCAGGCAATTGTCATTGAGCCAAATGGCCGCCGCACGGTGACAACTTCCATGTTTCTCCGTGAACTCGCAAAAGTTAACTGGATATGGTCACCGCGCCAGGCTAACCAGTGGATAGAGCACTATGTGACGACATTCCGGGATGTCTCAACGCAGGAAGGAGATGAAAGAACGTTCCAGTTATACAACCCGAACGGAGGGCTGTAATCGTGGGCTTTCCATCGCCAGCATCAGACTATGTAGAGGGACGGCTAACCGTCGATAAGCTATGCAGCATCGGCCCTAATACTCGGGTTGTAGTAACAGAAACCGGATATGCCGTAGTGGATTTCTCCGTTAAACCAAAGCAGCAGGACACGGTATTGATCCAGTACTCCGGCGGTACAGATTTTGCGAAAGTTATGGGGCAGGCTTTCATCACTCGGGATGGTGAGGCGCTGGAAGGCGAGGCATTGGACGATGTGGTAGTGTTAGGAATAGTGACATTCGTCATCAACCGCACTAGCCGTAATGATGACGAATGCCCGGTTATATAAAGCCATCAAAATATGTGTACATATATGAGTACATAAAAAAGTATTAATCTACTTTATTTTCCAATAAATACATTAACTTGTATTGTTTATTAATCATATCCATTTAACTAAGAGGACAATGCGGCATGAGTATACCCGCTAATGGAGTGCGGGGTAAGTACGCTGCCGCTCGATTGCTTAAACCCTCGCCATTTATGCCGGGTTTTTATAATTTTTCTTAATGTTTTCCGCACGTTCTGCTTTTTGGCGTGCTTCTGCTTTACGCTTATTGCTCATGTCGTTACGAATCTGTGCATGACTCATTAACGCGAAGATAAAGGTGCCGCCGCAGATGTTCCCCGCTAA